TAATACACGGCGCGGTGTGCTATGTGTTGCGCGGCGCCGGGATTGTTACCTGCGGGTACCTAGATGGACCTGAACAAAACAAGGATGTTACCCGGCGCCGCCTAACACTATGGGCGAGCAGCACCGCAAAACCCGCAAGGCCGGCCTGAATCAACAGATGCAGGCATTTTGCCGCCACATCGCCGCCGGCTGCCAGAAAAAAGAGGCCGCCGTCAAGGCGGGATATACCGCCGCCAGCGCATCCTCACGCGCCTCCGAGTTGCTCAACAACCCGCATTGCAAGGCCGAGATCAAGCGGCTGCAAGCCGAACACGAGGCCGAGGCCCGCGGCAGCGCCGTCGAAATCCTCAACATGGTCTACTCGGCGGTGCAGCAATCTTACGCCGACAGCGACTGGCCTAACGTTTATCGCGGAGGCGAGCTGTGGCTGAAGGCAACCGGCAACCTGATCGAGCGACGCAAGGTGGAGACTGACCAGGTCATCGAGCTGGAGTGGACCACGACGGGGGGCGGAGATGAAGGTTAAGCTGCCGCCGTTGTTCCCGCTTCAGCGCGAGATCGCCGACCATCCGGCTCGGTTCAAGGTATTATCCTGCGGCCGGCGGTGGGGCAAGACCCAGCTTTGCTCGGTCCTCGCGCTGGCCTCCGCCATCGGCGGCGGGGTCGTGTGGTGGGTGGCCCCGACAAGCGAGAACGCCAAGCGAGGCTGGGAAAAAGTCGAGCCGCTGGCCAAGGCGATCCCCGGAACCCGAGTCAAGTATGCCGACCGCGAGATCCACTTCCCCGGCGGCGGCTGGATTGCGTTCCGGTCCGCCGACAGCAAGTCGTCTCTGCGCGGCCCGGGAGTCAACCTCATGATCCTGGACGAAGCGGCCTACATCCCCGTCGAGCGATGGCGTGGCGAGCTGCGGCCGACGCTGTCGGACAAGCGGGGCGGCGCGGTTTTTATATCCACTCCGTCCGGTCGCAACTGGTTCTACGAGATGTTCCAGCGCGGCGGCGGCGCAGAGTTCCCCGCCTGGGCAGCTTGGCAGGCTCCGACCTCAAGCAACCCGTTTATCCCGGACGGCGAGGTCGAGGAAGCCGAGCGCGAGCTGCCCGAATGGTACTATCGCCAGGAGTATCTAGCCGAGTTCATGACGTTCGCCGGCAAGGTCTACAAGACGTTTTCTGCCGATTCGGACGCGGTGTTTACGCTCGACAGCCTCACCCCGTATCGCGAGTTCTGGGGCGGGATCGACTTCGGCTACCGTAACCCCACGGCCGCCGTCGTCGGTGGTATCGACCGCGACGACCGCCTGGACATCGTTGACGGCCTGTACCGTCGCGAGATGACGACCCCGCAGCTCGCCGACGAGTTGATCCGCCTGCAAGAGGAGTACGAGGTGTCCCGTTGGTTTGCCGACCCGGCCGACCCGGGAGCCATCCAAGAATTGCGCTCGGCCGGTATCCCTGCGTTTCCGTCGCCGCGCGTCAAGGGCGAGCTCGACCGCGGCTACATCAAGAGCGGGATCGTCAAGGTTGAGACGCGGCTGGTCACCGGGCGACTTCGCGTGGCCGACCACCTCGACCAACATATCAGGGAGTTGGAGATGTATCGCTACCCCGACGGCCGCGACGGAGCCGAGTCAAAGGAAACTCCGCTCAAGGTAGACGACCACGTCGCCGACGCCCTGCGATACATGGTCGTCGGGATCGACCAGCTGCGCGGCAGGATGCCGCGAGTCAGGGTGGCGACATGACGTTCTCCGATAGACTCCGCGCTGCGGGCCGCGCCCTCGTCGGCAAGTACACTTACGGCCCGAATGACATGTGGCTTCGCGGTTACTCCACTGCCAACGTTACGGTGGGCAAAACCGAGGGCCACGTCACGGCGGCCTACGAGTCGTGCGCGATCGCGTACGCCTGCATCGACCGCATGGCGAAGGACGCCGGCGGCGTGCCGCTAGTTTTTCTTCGCGACCCGAAGGACTACGGCAGCGAGGTGGCGACCGGCGACCGGGTCGCCGAGATGTTCCGGCGGCCGGCGCCCGGGTTCACCACGCGGCGGTTGATCTCCTGGTCGGTGATGGTGCGGCAGCTACGCGGCGAGGTCATGTGGCTGCTCGGCCGGGATGCCCAGGGCAAGGCGGCGATCCTGCCGTACTACGATCCCCGGTATTGGACGGAGAAGGTCAACCGCGAGCAAGGCTTGTACGGGTGGGAGTACCGGCAGGGCGACAACTGTTTTTCGGTTCCCGCGTCCGAGGTCTTATGGGTGGGGCAGGATAATCCCGGCAACCCGTACCGTGGTATGTCGCCGCTCCGGGCGGCGGCCCGCGCCCTTGCGGTCGACCAGTACGGCGACGCCCTCCAGGCCGATATGTTGCGGCGAGGCGGCGAGCGCGGCCTGGTGCTGGGCACCGACGCTATGCTTACCGACGATCAGTACGATCAGCTTCTGTCCCACCTCGCGGCGAGACGGCCGGGCGACGGCCAGTCGTCTCGCGACTTCGTGTTAGAGGGCGGGCTGTCGCTAATGAACCCCGACTTCACAAAAGAGGACGTGGATATCCTTGCGATGCAGAACGCGGCCAAGGACAAAATATGTCACGTCTACGGAATGGCCCCCGTGTTGATCGGAGACGACGACGCGGCGCAGTATAAGTCGGCGCCCGAGGCTATCAAGCTGTACTGGCAGCAGACCCTGGCCCCGCTGCTCCACCAGTTCGAGGACTCCTTCGACGCCTTCTTCGTCCGACGCATGAACCTACCGACTTATGTGCGGTTCGACCTGTCGCGGGTGCCCGCGTTGCAGGACGACCTAGCGCAGCTGGCCGACGTGGCGCGGACTCTGTATCAAATCGGTTTCTCTGCCGAGGCGATTAACTCTAGACTCGGCCTCGGCTTCGCCGATGAGGACGCGCAGTACGCCGACTGCCTGCCGCCGCTGGACGACGACGAGGACGAGGGCGCCGAGGCCGCGAGCAAGTCGTCGCATTCCCTTGGGGTGGGCCAGCGGCTGACCAGCGCGATTATTAAAGCCCGCGCCAGCGACCCCCGCTTCAGGGTACAGCGGCAGCGGCGGCTTTCTCGCCTTGAGCGTTCCACATGGAACAATATCAAGGCCAAGGCCGGCGATTACCGCGACGCCACCGTGGACGAGGTGCGCGACGCGATGGAGACCTACGGAGTCTCCGAAAGGGGTGCCCGTGAGGCAGTGCGGAAGTTCGGCGAGATCGGCCGCGAGTTCGGCGGCGAGCTTGCCGACGTGGTGGAGCCGACGCACGTCGAGGCCGCGCAGGTTGGCGTCGCTTCCATTGACGAGCTGATCGACGGCAAGCACCTGGCCTGGCACGACCGGATCAAGGCGATCCGGTTTACCCCGCAGACAGACCAGGCGAGCGCGACGCGGCTGTCTTGGCTGCGCTCGCAGTCCGGGCCGGGCTGGCTAGACGAGCTGGTCGACATGGTCGCGCGGGCAACGAGCGAGGCCGTCGAGCAGGGCGAGGGGGTCGGGTACGTCGTCCAGGCGCTCCGCGACAAGTGGGCGGAGTACTCGCAGTCGCGGGCGCTGACGATTGCGCGCACCGAGGTCGGGACGATGTTTAACGTCGCTCGCGTCGAGCGCATGGCCGAGCAGCAATTCACCAAACACGAGTGGGTAACGTCTATCGACGAGAGTACCCGGGAGTCTCACGCCGATCAGGACGGCCAGGTCGTGCGGATCGGCTCGCGCTTTGACAACGGTTTGAGCTATCCGCAGGAGACCGGGGCGCCCGCCGAGGAAGTCATTAATTGCCGGTGTGAGACCATCCCGGTCGTGGAGGATTAGGTATGAATACCAAGCGGAAAGTAATGGTCGGCAAGGTGATCGAGGCCGACGCGGGCAAGCCCATCGTGGCGGTGGTTTCGACGCAGGACAAAGACCTCGCCGGCGACGTGATCTGGCAGGCTCCGAACGAGCGCGGGCGCGGGTGGGTTCTGGACGGATTCAACAAGGCCGGCCGGATCTACTGGATGCACGACCCGTTCAGGCCGAACCTCGCCAAAGCCAAGGCGTGGGTCGACGACGGCCGCCTGCTGCTGTCGGTGGAGTTCGACAAGGGCGACGAGTTCGCCGCCGAGCTGGACC